TATTGGCTTAAATCATGGCTAGCATCAAAAGCTTATATCCATCTACCAGCACCACAGCGCTTACAATCACTCTAGCGTCATTAGCAAGTGATGCCAACTTACTTGCTGGTCGCGCCTCTACTGCTGTAGACAATACGACTAATCTAGACTTAGACCATTTGGTCAGTGGACAGATTACAGTCGGCACTTCGCCAACAATTAATACTGTGATTGAGGTATGGGCATATGCTTACCAGACGATTGCAAGTGGGACACCTGCTTATCCTGATTCTATTACAGGATCAGACGCAAACAAGACTATGACAAATATTGGCGAGAAATATGCAGTGCTTCGTCCTGTAGTGAATATTCAGGTTCCAGCCACAACATCAAACGTTGCCTATTCATTCTCACCTGTTTCTATTGCCAGCTTGTTTGGTGCCATGCCGCAATTTTGGGGTATCTTCGTAGTTCATAACACAGGAGTTGCCTTAAACGCCACAGGCGGAAACCACATTATCCATTACAACCGTATCCAAGCGCAGACGGTGTAAATCATGGCAGTTATTCTGCCACAAGTATTGACGAGGCAGCCGCAAGGAGCCATCGCAATTGACTGGTCTAATCCACTCACTAAAGGGCTGGGATTCTGCCAGGTTGGTCATCAAGCGATCAACCTTGTTACTAATAGAAAAGCAACATCATTAGTAGGACAAACTCCGCCTGGCTTAGGGCGCCCAGGAACAGCTAGAGCATATGCAGCTACAGGCGATTCTTACGCTGGATGCGCTAACATAGACATTGCAGCATCCGTTTCTGCTTTCATTCTTGCCGATTACATCACATTAGCATCTGGCGGATTGATGGGTCACACCTCAAACCTGACAACGCAGCAAGGTTGGGTTTTAGGTCAGATCAGTGGCGGAAATTTAAATATTGTTGATGGTAATGACTCATTCAATTCAATGGGCATCACCACAACGGAAACAAATACATTAAACAGTGGAACGGTAAGCATTGGCGGAAGCTTGAGTTCGGCTGCTTATGCTGCATACTTTAATGGCAAGCCAAGAAATTCTGGCGTTCCGTCTGGTGGGCCACAAACAGGCGTTGGTTTAGTTAAGGTCAACTCAAGTCGTGACGTAGTTAATGTTTCAGGTGAAGTTTACCTTGCATTGATGTATGACCGCATTCTTACACCTTCTGAATTCCTTGTTTTACATAGCAATCCGTGGCAGATATTCAGGTCTGCGCCTACTTTGTATACTGCCGAGCCTGGTGGAGATGTTACGTTATCTTTAACAGGTCAGCAGGCAACGGCACAACAAGGCAATGTAAGAAGCAATATTGATAAATCCTTAACAGGGCAACTCATTACGACACAGCAAGGCGCGCTTGTTGGCACTACATCAAAAGGGCTTTCTGGACAGGACATAACAAGCGGTCAAGGCGCATTGGTTGAAACAGTCAATCCAACGCTATCTGGACAGCAAATCAATATTGGTCAAGGTGCTGTAAGTTCTGGCGGTGATGTTACAAAAGCTTTATCTGGTCAAGATATTACAACTGGGCAAGGTAGTTTAGGTGAAGTTGTTGTAAAAGGCATCACAGGGCAAGCGATAGCCGCATCGCAAGGAAATTTAACTGACAACATAACTATAGGCATTACAGGGCAGCAAATAAACAGCCAGCAAGGCGCGCTAAGCATCGGCGGTGACATTGTTAAGGCATTAACTGGACAGTCAATATCAGTACTGCAAGGCAGCTTAACTTTACCTTCAACAAGTACATTATTTGGCGGTGTTGCACACTTTGAAAAGCTGAACGAACAAAACAAAAAAAGAAATGAAAAAAGGCGCGTTAAATCGCTTGAATCGCAAGATAATGTAGCATATGATGCGATTAAGAAGGACGATGTAAGAAAAACACTTACATTACCTAAGAAAACCGTTGTAGATAGTTTGATTGCGGATGATGAAAGGCTGTTAGTTCAAGCGCAACTCCGTGACGAAATGATTAGAGAGCGCCTGCTTAGAGCGCAAGAGCAGGAAGAAGAACAAGCCATAGTGATGATGTTGATGGCTTTGATGTAAAACCTTATCGGCTAGGTTAACCGAGTCCTTAATTGGAGTATTAAAATGAGTGAAATTACCGAACAGCTACAGGCTATTGTTGACGCAGAACAACCAAATGCTGAACCAGTAAAAGAAACAGAACAGTTACCTGCAACTGAAACAGCAGAGGAAGAGCCTGCGAAGCCCGCAGAAGAACCAAAGGCTGACAAGACATTCACGCAAGCAGAGCTTGACAGAATCGTCCAAAAGGAAAAAGCAAAGATTGAGCGAAGAATTGAACGGCAACTGGCGGAAAAAACACAGCCAGCTATCGAACAGAAACCAGTCGTACAAGCATTAGAAAAACCAAAAGAAGATGATTTTAGTGATTATGGCAGCTACCTGGAAGCGTTAGCAGATTTCAAAGCGGATCAGAAAATAACTGAACGCGAGAATGCAAAACAACAACAGGAAATTGAAATAGCCAATAAAGCTTATGATCAGCGTCAATCAGACCTTCGCCGTAGCCTTATGGAATCGGGCGAGGATAAATATGACGACTTCGAGGAAGTGTTGCAATCAAGCAAATTGCGTTTAGCAGACCCAGCTTATTTAGCAATCCTTGAAAGTCCAATATCGGCTGATTTGGCTTATTTCTTATGCAAGAATGATGAAGAATCTGAACGGATAATTGCTCTACCGCCTTATGCTCAAGCTAAAGAGATTGGCAAGTTAGAGGATAAACTCACTGCCAAACAACCGATAAAGAAATCAGATGCGCCAAAGCCCATCTCGCCAGTGAACACAAGCAGAGACTTTACGAAACGTTTGGAAGATATGACGGTAGCAGAGTACGAAGCGGACGCACGAAAACGAGGGTCGCGGTATATATAGCAACTGGTTTCTTTGTCTAAACTTAAATAGACAAAGGAACTAAAGATGTCAAACGTTTTAGCAACCAGCAGCATCGTTTCAAAAATCGCATTAGCGATTATCAAAAATAACCTAGGCTTCGCCAAGAACGTAAACCGTGACTGGCAAGATGAATTTACAGGCAACATGGAACGCGGTTATGCACCAGGCACAACCATTAATATCCGCAAACCGCCACGTTATACTTATCGTGCTGGTCGTGTTGCAGTCCCACAAGCTACTGTAGAACAAACAGTTCCATTGACATTATCACAAGGCGGTAACGATATTGCGTTCACTAGTTTAGAGCGAACATTATCATTAACTCGCTTAGAAGATAAGATCATGGCTGCAATCGCGCCAGTAACCAACGAGATTGACCGTCAAGGCTTGGCTTTAGCACATTACTCAACCTACAACACGTTAAACGGCACCCCTGGGAACGGCGCTTTGCCAACAACTAGCGCTTTGGCTATCCAGGCAGTAACGCAAATGGGTCAACGTTTGGATGAGATGGGCGCACCTCGTGACCGTGGTGGTCGTACTATCGTCACTAACCCTGCATTGAACGCAGCATTGGTTCAAGGTTTTGGTGGCTTCTTCAACAACCCATCTAAAATCTCAAGCCAATTCGATACAGGCATGTTAAGTGACTCATTCGGTTTTAATTCAGCAATGGATCAAAACGTGGACGTTCACACCAACGGCGCAGCGACAGCGACTAACATCAACGGCGCAAACCAAACAGGTTCTAACATCACAGTGGTTGCAGTAGCAGGCGGTACTTTGACACGTGGCACAACGATCACTTTACCTGGTGTATTTGCTGTTAACCCACAATCTCGCGTATCTACAGGCCAGTTAGCTAACTTTGTAGTGACTGCTGATGTATTGGTAGGCGCAACAACAATCCCTGTTAGCCCTGCATTGGTAACAAGTGGCGCATTCCAAAACGTATCAGCTTCACCTACTACAGGCCAGCCTTACGTGATTCAAGGTGCTGCTTCAACATCCTACGCTACTAATATCGCATACCATAAAGATGCGTTCACATTAGCGATGGTTCCAATGTTCGCGCCACCATCAGGTAAAGGCAACGTATCAGTATCACAACAAACAGAAGATGGCATGACTGTTAAAGTGACTGAATACTATGACGCTATCAATGATGTAATGGGTATGCGTTTCGATGTGTTATTTGGATGGGCTGCAACATACCCTGAATTATCAACCAAATACTACACAGTTTAACTAACCCATTTATATAAAGGAAAAATCATGGCTGTTTTATTAAATAGAGCATATCAAGGCCGATTAGCTGGAACTGTTAATGAGTTCACAGCAGAAGTCGAGGCGGCATTGATTGCACAAGGTCTTGCAACCGCTTCTGTAATCGGTTCAGCGACTACAGGCAATCAAAACGTTGGTAGCACATATTCAGGCACAGTGGCTATCGCTGCTGGATCTTCGTCTGTTGTGTTGACCAGTGACATCATCAAAGCCAATACAAAGGTTTGGGCTGCTGTTGCTCAAGCCGCTGCTGATGGTACGTTGCTACGTGTTGAGCGTGTGTTAACTGCTGATGGTCAAGTGACTATCTACGGAACCGCCAACGCGACTGCAACAACGCTGATTGATTGGGCAATTATCCCAACTCTTGGTCTAGTACCAGCGCAGTAAGTTTTAACTAACCATTCTCACGAGTGGTTAGCATAAAGCTAATTGAAAGGATACCTATGCCATCAGCACTTCAAATAGTCACCAAAGCCATGAAAATAGCTGGTGTGATCGGTCAGAATGAAACGCCAAGCTCAAGTGAGGCGGATGATGGGCTTGTTTCACTTAATGACTTGTTGGCATCATGGGATACGGATGAGACCTATGTATTCGCTTATGAATCACAAACATACCCATTGGTAAACGGCACAAACAGCTACACAATAGGCACAGGAGGTGTTTTTAACACGGATAGACCTGTTATCTTTGATTCTGTAGTAGCTAACCTGCAAGGGATTAGTTATCCACTTAAAGAGCTTAATGCGCAGGATTACGCCGACATTGCATATAAAGCGATGGGAACAGGCATTCCAGAGTTCTATTACTGTGATTTTGCATTTCCTATTGCCACAATCTATTTGTATGGTGCGCCATCAAGCGGCATCACCTTGACCATTGGCAAATCCACGCGATTGACACAGTTTGCTGACCTAACAACGCAATACACCTTTCCGCCTGGCTACAACCGTTTATTGAATTATGGGCTTGCAATGGAAATAGCGCCTGATTACGGCGTTAGCTTAACGCCAGAAGCACAATTTATTGCTAGTGAATCAAAAGCAAACGTGAGAAACAGAAACCTGCCTGCCCCTGTCATGAAAACAGAAGTAGGTCTCATTACTGGTGTATATGGTTACTCTAACGGGGTGCAATACTAATGCAACTGTTTGGCATATCACAATTTGGCAAGAGCGAAAACGTTACAGCGCAAAAGCGCATCAATTGTTACATTGAGCCTCAACCTGGCGATGACAGGTCAAGAGTTGCTATTTATGGCACGCCTGGATTAGTCCTATTCACATCATTTGGTGATACGCCAATACGCGGTATTCATCAAAAAGGTGACAATCTTTATGTAGTTCATAGAGGTACGCTATACAGCGTCAACAATGCAGCAATTAAAACATCATTAGGCGTTATTGGCACAACAAGCGGCAAAGTCTACATGGCAGATAATGGCTCTCAATTGATGCTAACTGATGGTCAAGCAGGGTATATTTATACGTTTGAAACGGCATCTCCATCAATCGTATCAATCACTAACAGCACGACTACTGCCACATTAACAACTAGCACTGCACATCTATTAACAAGTGGCACTATTGTTACGGTAACAGGTGCTACGCCAGCGGCCTATAACGGCACATTCGTTATTTCTGTCACATCGCCAACTGTATACCAATACACCATGTTATCCAATCCTGGAGGCAGTGCTTCGGTTGTAGGCACTTATACTGCGGCACAGTTTCAACAGATATTGAACCCTAACTATCCAGGCGCGATAACAAACACATGGCAAGATGGTTATTTTATTGTTAATCAGCCAAACAGCCAGCGGTTCTACATTTCCGATGTAAACAACGGTTATTTATGGGATGCTCTGGATTTCGCCAGTGCTGAATCTAATCCTGATAATATCGTCAGTGTTTGGTCTGATAACGGCAATCTGTATTTATTTGGTGAAATATCAACAGAGTTTTGGAGTAACACTGGAGATTTGGATTTTCCTTTCTCTCGCATTTCAGGCGGTGCTATTGAGTGGGGCTGTGCGGCTAGAAACTCTATCTGCAAGTATGACAACTCACTAGCCTTTTTAGCTAAGAATCGCATGGGGCAAGTCATTATCGCAAGGATGACTGGCTATCTGCCTGTCAGAATCTCAACACCAGAACTTGAATATATCATCAACAATTATTCAGCGGTATCTGACGCAGTTGCTTATTCCTATATGCTTGGTGGACATCCAATGCTGCAAATCAGCTTTCCTACTGGAAATCAAACATGGCTTTATGATGGCCTTTCTAATTGCTGGTCAGAGCTTCAATCAACCAATGGTGATAGGCACCTAGCAGAATTAGGCGTTAATTACATAGACAAAATCATGGTGACGGATTACCAAAACGGTAATCTATACCGCTTAAGCCCGTTGGTATACACAGACAATGGCGACCCGATATATATGGAATTAATCTCACGCCACATCGCTAAAAACGATATTAGAATAACCATTGATAAGCTACAATTAGATATGGAAACAGGTGTAGGATTGCCAACAGGTCAAGGGGAAAATCCGCAAATTATGTTAAGCATATCTAAAGACGGCGGCCATACATACGGAACAGAGCAATGGGCAACCTTCGGGGCTTTGGGTAACTACAAGACAAGAGCTATTTGGCGCAGGCTAGGTCAAGCTCGTGATTGGTGCTTTAAGTTCAGGATTAGTGATCCTGTAAAGCGGGTTATATTCGACTCGTCTATTAATTTAAGGGATGGCAACTCATGATTTCTCCGCCACCAAATCAGCAGGTGATGCAGTCCACTGGCGTAGACACCAGCCCTAAAAGTATTATTAATTATGCTAACCAAAAAGGTGGCGTAGGTGCCAGGTTATCACCTGAATGGCAATCTTTCTTTACAGATGTATTCAATTCTATCACTGGAATGCAA